ACCAGTAAGTGATCCTAATAGTACGACTATGGCGCAGCGTGTGGTTCAGTATCAGACTGTATTACAGATGTCACAGCAAGCCCCACAGATTTATAACCTAGCCCAGTTACACCGTCAGATGATTGAGGTGTTGGGTGTGAAAAACGCGGAGAAGTTAGTCCCTACGAAAGACGATGTAAAACTAACAGACCCGATCAGCGAGAATATAAACGCGCTAGCAGGTACCCCCATAAAAGCGTTTATATCACAAGACCACGAAGCCCATATAGCGGCTCACACACAGTTCTTGGAAGACCCCAAAGTAGCCCAAGGACTAGCTAAAAACCCGCAAGCTAAAGGCATTATGCAAGCCTTACAAGCGCACATTGCGGAGCACGTTGCGTTTAGATATAGAGCTGAAGTAGAGAAGAAGATTGGTGCGGCACTACCGTATCCAAACGAAGAGCTACCACCAGAAATGGAAGTGGAGATGTCACGCTTAGCTGCAGCAGCAGGAGAACAAGTTACTGCGCAGAACAAGCAACAGGCAGCAACTATGCAAGCGCAACAACAAGCGAAAGATCCTATCATCCAACTCAAGCAACAAGAAGTGCAGATCAAGCAGCAAGAAGTGCAGCTTAAAGCACAGAAAGACCAGCTTGAAGCGCAGATCAAACAGGCTGAAGTACAACGCAAAGCCCAAAAAGATCAGATGGATGCCCAAATCGACCAACAACAACTGGAGCTTGATAGACAGGAGTTGGAGATTGATGCCCAGAAAGCGGGTGCGAAACTGGCGGCAGATAGACGTACCGCTAACACTAAACTGGACTTAGACCTTATGAAGGCTCAGTCCGATGCGATGAACAAACAACGTAAGGAATAACTTATGGCTACTACCGTCTTAGACGTGCTGATAGAGAAGATAGACGATGGTGTTAAAAACACTGAATACTATCTTGCTGCAGGTAATGCCAAAGACTACGCCCAGTACAAAGAAACTGTGGGTGTAATCCGAGGTCTAAAATCTGCAAAAGACTTTATTGCAGAAATGCAAACACATTTGGAGGATGACGATGAGTGATTTAAAGATTGTTCAGAAAGATCCCGAAAATGAGAAAGAGCTTGAAGAAGGTCTACCTAAACCTGTTGGGTATAGAATACTTGTTGCTTTGCCTAAAGTAGAAGAAACTTTTGGTGACTCTCGTATTATTAAATCTAGCAAAGAGCAACACTTAGATCATGTTCTATCTACTATTGGTTTAGTGATAGATATGGGTACTGAAGCATATTCTGATAAAGAACGCTTTGATGCTCCTTGGTGTAAGGAAGGTGACTATGTAATGTTCCGTGCTAATACTGGCACGCGTTTTAAAATTGGTGACACAGAGTTCCGCTTGATGAATGATGATTCAGTAGAAGCTGTAGTCCCAGATCCCCGTGCAGTAGCACGAGCGTCATAAGGAGAATAAGATGGGTTTTCAAAAAGTTGAGTTTGAGTTTCCTGATGAGCAGGAAGAAAAAGGCCTAGAGATCGAGGACACTAGTGCAGTGGAGATTGATCTATCTGGGAAAAAAGAGGCTGGTGATTATGAGGCCAAAGAAGAGGAAGAAGTCGAAGTAGAAGTAGTAGACGATACTCCTAAGAAAGACCGCAACCGCAAGGCATCCGCCGCACCAGAAGACGTTACGGATGAAGAGTTAGAAAATTACTCTGAAAAAGTCCGTAAACGTATCCAGCATTTTAGTAAGGGCTACCACGATGAACGTAGGGCTAAAGAATCTGCAGAACGTGAACGTACGGAGCTTGAAAACTATGCTAAAAAGTTAGCGGATGAGAATAAAGCACTGCAAGAAACTAACCAGAAGAGTAAAAAAGCGTTAGTCGAGCAGGGTAAAAAGACCGCTGAAAAAGACGTAAACGTAGCAAAATACGCCTACAAAAAAGCGTATGATGCTGGTGATGCGCAAAAAGTTTTAGACGCACAGGAGAAACTTACAGAAGCTAAGATGAAGTTAGCTAAGTTGGAAGATGTAGATACTTCTTTACAAGAAGCGGAAACTCCTGTACAAAGTGAAGAAACACCGGTGCAAGTCGATCAAAAGGCTGATAAGTGGGCAAAAGATAACACTTGGTTTGGTCAAGATGATGAAATGACTGCATACGCGATGGGTGTACACAATAAGATTGTTAAAGAAGGTGTAGACCCCGCAAGTGATGAATACTACGAGACTATTAACTCTCGTATGCGCTCCACCTTTTCTGGTTATTTCGGGGAAGATGGGCAAACAGAGCAAGAAACTAAGAAGCGAAAATCTAATGTGGTCGCTCCCGCATCGCGGAGCACGTCGCCCAAGAAGGTGACATTAACGCGGACACAAGTAGCTATCGCTAAGAAATTAGGAGTACCGCTTGAACTATACGCCAAAAAGGTTGCTGAAGAGATGAGGAATAGATAATGGCTGAGAACAGACTAAATCGTGAATTAGAAACCCGTGAGAAAACTGCTCGTAAAACTGCATGGAAACGTCCGGAAGTTTTACCGGCCCCTAACGAAGAAGAGGGGTACGTATATCGTTGGATTAGGGTATCTACGAGAGGGAATGTAGACGCTATGAACGTCTCATCTAAATTAAGAGAAGGTTGGGAACCCGTGAAGGCTTCAGACCATCCAGAGATTACACTTGTTACTATCGAGAACGATAGATTTAAAGACAACGTAGTTATTGGTGGTTTGATGTTGTGTAAAGCGCCTAGAGAAATGGTAGAAGAGCGTAATGCTTATTACCAAGATCAGGCGGAATCGCAAATGACTTCTGTGGATAACAACCTTATGAGGGAAAATGATCCTAGAATGCCTCTGTTTAACGACAGAAAGTCTAAGGTCACTTTCGGTAAAGGCTAATTTAATTTTTTAAGGAGTTTTATAATGGCTACTACAGCTTCTCCATACGGTTTCGTGCCAGTGAAAAAGGCGGATGGTACCCCTTTCACTCAAGCACAAGAATCGTTTCCAATTAAAGCCGAAGCCAAGAATATTGGTTACGGTGCAATCGTTTCACTCGCTGCTGGCGAAGTGAAGTTGGCTACTGGTGACGGTACTAACGCGGTTGCGCAAAACTTTGGTGGCTCCAGTGTTGGTGCCGTAGGTATCTTTGTTGGTTGTGAATACATTAACGCTCAAGGTCAATTGATCTTCAGTCAGTATTACCCAGCAAGTACCGCAGGTGCTACTGCTTACGTTGTTACTGATCCGGGTGTAACTTTCCAAGTTCAATCTAACACAGCAGTTACTGCTGCAAAACTGGGCCAAAACGTAAACATAACTGGCGCACAAGTTACTGGCGATACTAACACTACAACTGGTAAAACCGATATTGCTGTCGGTGCACCAGTTAAAACGCTTCTGCCGTTTAAAATTGTTGGCTTCAGTGACCGTCCCGGTTCTGCTGCTGGCGATCTTAAAACGGATTTGCTAGTTAAATTTAACCTTGCTTACCATAATTATGGTACTGCATTCACGGCTATCTGAGGAGAGTAATCAATGGCTATTTCAAGAGCACAACTGCTAAAGGAACTACTCCCCGGACTGAATGCGTTGTTTGGTTTGGAGTATTCCAAATATGGTGAAGAACACAAAGAAATCTACGAGACTGAGACTTCTGACCGTTCTTTTGAAGAAGAAACTAAATTGTCAGGCTTCGGTGCGGCTCCTACTAAATCAGAAGGCGCTTCAATCGAGTATGACAATGCACAAGAAGCGTTCACTGCACGCTACACGCACGAAACTGTTGCTATGGGTTTTGCAATCACTGAAGAAGCGATTGAAGATAACTTGTATGACTCTTTGTCTGCTCGTTATACCAAAGCACTGGCTCGCGCTATGGCGTACACCAAGCAAGTTAAAGCTGCCTCTCTATTGAATGGCGCTTTCTCTGGCACTACTTATGGTGATGGTCGCGTTCTTTGTACTACATCAGGTGATGGTGTAACTGGCGGTGACGGACACCCACTAGTTTCTGGTGGTTCTAACGGAAACCGACCTACTGTTGGTGCTGACCTTAACGAAACTTCTTTGGAAGCGGCTGTTATTCAGATCGGTCAGTGGACTGATGAGCGTGGTTTGAAAATTGCTGCTCAACCTAAGAAGCTAATTATCCCATCTGATCTACAGTTCGTAGCGACTCGTTTGCTTGAAACTG